TTTATAAATAAGTATAAGGTAAAACGAACATAGGAAAATGCTGTCTCATATTGTATCTGATCTTTACGAAGCATACGTTGAAGAAATTTTAACTCCACAATTGGGCAAAAAAACCGAAAAACCATCAGAAGCACCAAAAGCATCTGGTGGTTCAGATTCTTCTGGCGCGTCTTCAGAAAAAAGAATTCGTCAAGCGGTTTATGATATTCGCTATAGAGCGAGAAGAGAAGAAATTGAATTGGGACAAGCATTCAATCAGTATATGTCCCATACTTCAATGAATGCTGTTGAGAAAAAGGCAGTAAAAGAAAAACTTGGACTTATCTCTGGATCTGGATCTTCCCCAGCAGTAAAGGAAGAATATGTTGATGAGGCGATCCAATCTAAAAAATTTAAAGTTAGAGTAACTGATAAGAATTCTGGTAAGTCTTATGTTCGCATGGCAACCAGAGAAAAAATCAATTCCTTAAGATCAAATCCAAACATTTCTTCTGTTGAAATGACTTCATATGGCACTCCATATGAAGGAGAAAAATCAAAAGGTAAAGCAACTGCTTCTGTCACTTCAGGTAAAGGTCTTTCTAAAAAAGATTATGATGGTGATGGTAAAGTTGAAAGCGGAGCAAAAGAATATCGCGGCGCAGTTCATAATGCTATTCAGCGTAAAAAAGGTCTTAAGCCAGATGGAAAAGACACTTCTAATGTAAAAGAGGGATTCTCTAATTGGAGAACCGAATTATCTGAAGTTGTTTCTGATGACATCGCATCTGAAAAGAAAAGTCAGATTAAAGAGAAGTCAGTAAATAACTATGCTGGAAAAAATAAGTGCGTAGAAATAAATCCTAAGTTATCTGAGTCTATTCAAAACCTTGGCGGTCAATTAATTGAGTCTGTAGAACTTTCTGAAGAATACATTGCAGAATCGGTAAATATTGCTGCTCAATATTTCTGTGAGCAAGGACTCAATGAAGTTGGAGTTGATATTCTTATTGAAGAATTGGGTCTCGATGATTTTGTAAGTTTCATATTCGAAATTAATGATGAAACCATTTCTGAAGCAAGAGCAGGTGGAGTTAAAGTAGAACCAGTTACTGCTACAGGAAAACCATTTAAGAGTGGAAAACCAACCAAGAAAGGATTAGAAAGACTCCAAAAACTAAAAGCAGAAAGAAAAGAAAGAGAAGAAAAGGCATCTTCAGAAAAACCATCTGGAATGAAATCATCATTGCAGAGACAATCTGCAATTGCAAATGCTAAAAAACAGCAACCTAAGAAAAAGGGATTGTTGGATCGTGTTGCTGGTGCTATTAATAAAGGTATTGAAAGACATAATGCCGCAATGAGTGCTGCAAAAGAAACTGGAAAGACTATTCGTAAAGCAGCAGGAAAAGTTGGTGGTGTTGCAAAAGAAGTTGGTAAAGGAGCCTCTGGTGCTGCTAAACTTGCGGGACATGTAGCTTCCAAAGGATTGAAAGAAGAAACCGAATTTGATGAAGAATATAAAGATCTTCCAACTGGAAGAATGGTAAAACAAGCATCTAAACATGGTCAGCGTGGTGGAATGGCACACCTTAAACAAAGACAAGTTGAAAAAACACCAAAAGGATTGAGAACTCTTACTGGATCTAGAGAAAGAGCATCTGAACTTGAAGGAGTTAAAAAGTCTTCATATAAAAAAGCAGCAACTATGACTGCAGTTGCTTCTACTCATGATGCAGAAAAATCTCAAGCAAAATCATCATTAAATCGTGCAAAGGGGACTAAATCTAATATTCGTGCTTTTTCTAGAGAAGAGTATGAAGTAAATGAAGCAGTATATGGAGGTGAAAAGAAAGAACCAAAAGATACTAGGATGACTGTTACTGCTTCTGATAAAAAAGCAAATACTAAAGCGTGGCAAAACTATCAAGCAGGACATAAAGGATATAAAGCAGCAGATCATTTAAATGCTGGATACGAACCAGAAGGATCTTCATTAGATGAAAAAATTACTGCTAAGACTGATATCGGAATGGCGATTAAAGATTTTCAATCTTCAAAATCTCCACAACTTGCTGGTAGAACAAAAGAAGAAAGAAGAAAGGCAGCAATTGCTGCAGTATTGACCGCTCGTAGAGGAGGGGAAAAACTTAAAGAGCAATCTGTAGATTCTTCATCTACTCTTTCTGCTCAACAAATCAATTCTAGAAGAAATTTAATCGCTGCTCAAAGAAAAGTATCTGATGCAGATAAAAATGCACTTCAGAAAAAATCTGATACCAATATTACATCAGATAATAAAACAACATTGAAGCAATCATTTGAATACGATTCTAATTCTAATAATATTGATGAATTGAATCGTGCAGAAAGAGAAACTGGAATTAATACCAAAACTGGCAGACCAACTCAAAAAGGCGGTGCAAAAGATGATAAAGCATTTACATCTGTAAAAAGAATGATTCGTGGTATGGAAGGAACTCCTGCTGGACAACGTAAAAAAGAACCAGGTAAAAAACCACCTACTGCTGGGCAGTATGGTGGTCCTAAGTCTCCTGCTCAAAAAGTAGCTGCTAGACGTGCTTCTGCTCAAAGATCACAAGACTTAATGCATTCTCCAAGAGATTGATACCTAAATAAAACAGGATACTCTTTTACGGAGGACATCATGAGCGCAGTAGTAGCAGTGGTAAAACCACTTTTGATTCAAATTGCTACACATCCAGCTGTTAAAAATCTTGTTCTTGATCTGCTTAAAAAGTATGTTGATAGCACAGATAACAGCATTGATAATGTCGTTTATGAACTTGTTAAGGATAAACTCTTTACACCACAAGCATGATTACGTGCTTTGTGACTAATTGGGGAGTAACTATTATTCTCGGTCTGTTGCTTACTACTTCCGAGTGGTTAGCAAAAACAAAAAGATTTGAGGAAAATGGAATACTCGACCTAACAACACATTTTTTAAAAATAGTGTTGCATAAAGGAGACCGAAAGTAAGGTCTCCCTTTTTTATAAATATTTCTTAGATTAATTAGTTAAAAGGTACAAAGAATGGCACTCTGGGGAACTGCAGATAGTCTTTATTCAGTTGGAACAGTAACTGTAGATTATGGTGCAAAAACTATTACTGGATCTGGAACTTCATTTACTGCTTCTGGAATTTCTACTGGTACTGTGATTACTATTGGTGCTGGTGGAACCTTTGGTCAAGCGGTAATTGCTGGTATCACTTCTGATACTCTTATTTCAATTGCAACAACTCAATATTTAAATGGTGCTCCGATTGCTGGCGTAGCATATACTCTTTCTCAGAGACCCGTTTATGTATTAGAGGATTCAAATTATTCTCTTACACAGACAACTTCAACAAATCTCACCAATGCTGTTTATGGTGTAGATATTTACGAACAGTCTGCAAATACTGCTACTGGTTCTTTATATCAAGCTCAACATGCTGGTTGGGTTGGTGTTCATACATACATCGATATGCATGGTAATCTGAGAGTTAAGTCTGAGACTCTTGTTGCTATGTCTGGAATTAGCACTGGTGCAGATGCAACTTATGGCGGTGCTGGTGATGCTGGCGATGATGCTACATTTGCCGATAGATTCATCACAATTACGGTTCAACCACAAAGTCAATCTGTTGGTGTTGGAACCACCGCAACATTCAGTGTTACTGCAATTGGAACTCCAGATGCAGGAACTCTTTCCTATCAGTGGCAGAAATCTACCACTGCTGGTGGATCTACTTATGCAAACATTGGTGGAGCAACCTCTTCCAGCGTAAGTGTTGCAAATACCAATACTGCTAATAATGGTTACCTGTATCGTGTAGTAGTTTCTTCTACTGGTGGCGCTGCAGATGCAACTTCAAGTTCCGCAACTCTGACAGTAATCTGATTTTAAATTATGTTTTTTAATGAATTGAATGAGGATACTTTTCTCTTGTTTGCTATTAAACATTATGAAAATCCCCAAGCGGTTACGGAAGACGATTTTCATAAAGACTTGAATCATTTCAAGTATATAAAACGACTACTGAAACGTTATAAAAACTCTGGACAATTAAAAACACACCTTTTAATTAATCATTTCATTATTCTTTATAATATTTTTGGTGATGCTACAACCCCTATGTTGTTTTATAAAATTGAAAGAGATCTTTGGTCTCCTATGAAAACATTCATAATCTTTTTAAATCGTCTTCCAGATTATCCTAAATGCTACATTCATGATGTTCCTATAGATGATTATTGTATGCAAGAATTACAAAGAATTACAAATGGATAAATTAGATAAAATAATTCAAATTATTCATCAATTGAAAGAAGAAGGAATTGCTGGTGGAGTTCCAACTAATAATGTTAGTGGGGGTAAAATTGCAGGAACTCCTGCTGCTGATCCTGGCAATCCACCTGTAAGAAAGAAAAATAGATATATTTTCCCAACCCAAAAAGGTTATCGTAGTGTCTGGAAAAGATCTCAACCGAAGGTATAAAAATGTTTTCTCCTGATTCAAAATTAGCAGTTCTTGAATCTAAACTCGGTATTTATGAAGATCTCTCCCGCGAAATGCTATCAAAATTAGAATCGGCGGTTGATAAGATCTCTGAAGGGAATTCACGCATTGCTACGATTCTTGCTAAACACGACGAAAGAATAGAACAAAGCATTAGAAATGATGAACTTATTGTTAGAATGATAGACGATTTAAAGGTAGAAAATAAAGAAGATTATAATTCTATAATTAAAAGAGTTGAATCTCTTGAAAAAGTGGTAGATGAACTTAAAAAGTTTAGGTGGCAAATCGCAGCAATAGTAAGTGCAGCATTAATATTTGTTGGAGTTATTCCAACAATAAAAACTTTAACAAATTTATCGACTACTGTTCAAATTGAACAAATTAAAAAATAAATAATAATGAATTGGCATTGGTATGCCACAATGAAAAAAGAATACAAAAACGGAAAAAGGGTAACTTTATACTCTCTACAAAAACTTACTAATTCTGTAGTTAAATGGACAGCAATAATTTCTTCGTGCTGTAAAGAATTTTCTTCTTGACACCACTGCAAAATCGGACTATACTGCTGTGGGATCGAATTGCTTTATTATGGATTTTATTGATGTCAAGTATATTGGAATGATTTCTCCAAGACTTGAAAAGTTTAAGAAGGTAAAAAACAATCTTTACAATTTTCGTTGTCCAATATGCGGAGATTCGCAAAAGAATAAAACAAAGGCAAGAGGATATCTGTATCAAGTAAAAAATAATACAAATTATAAATGCCATAATTGTGGGATAAATGTATCCTTTAATAATTTTCTTAAAGATATTGACCCCGCTACACATAAGCAATATATTTTTGAAAAATTTAAAGAAGGTAATACTGGAATAGGTTCTGCTATTCCAGATCCAAAGTTTAATTTTGAAAAACCAGTTTTCAAAAAAAGTAATGCAAAAATAAATTTACCTAAAGCATTTGAAAATCCAGAAGCAAAAGTATATCTAGAAAATAGAAAATTAAACCCTTATAAATTTTATTACAGTGAAAATTTCAAAACCTGGTCTAATTCACTTAAACCAGTTTTTGATGATATTAAAAATGATGAACCTAGAATCATTATTCCGATATTTTATAAGAATGATTTGGTTGGATTTCAGGGTAGATCCATTAAACCAAGTAAAGTAAAATACATTACTATAATGCTCGATGAGGATGCACCAAAAATTTATGGTCTTGATGAAATACAAAAAGATAAAACTATCTACGTCACCGAAGGTCCATTCGATTCCACTTTCATTCCAAACGCGATTGCTCTTTGTGGAGCTGACGGTGATCTTAGTAAGTGGGATATTAGCGATCCTGTTTGGATATACGATAACGAACCACGTAATTCAGAAATCGTATCAAGAATTTCCCGTGTTATCGGAAATGGACAAAAAGTTGTCATCTGGCCTTCAACGATAAAGGAGAAGGATATCAATGATATGGTTTTGTCTGGACTAGATGTTCAGTCTGTGATAGAATCAAATACTTATTCTGGATTAGAAGCAAAACTTAAATTTACCACCTGGAAGAAAATATGAGTAACGGCACAAAAGTTAAAAAGCGTGATGGTAGAATTGAATCTCTCGACCTAGACAAGATGCATCTAATGGTTGGAGAGGCATGTAAGGGACTTGCAGGCGTCTCTGCTAGTCAAGTCGAGATGACCTCAGGTATTCAGTTTTATGATGGAATTACTACTGCAGAAATTCAAGAGATTCTGATTCGTTCTGCTTCAGATTTGATTGATCTAGACCACCCAAACTACCAATATGTTGCCGCAAGGTTACTTCTGTTTGCTGTTCGTAAGCAACTTTACGGAAAGATGAAAGAACTTCCTCATCTTGAGCAGCACATCTATACGTGCGTCAATTCTGAGGTTTATGATAATGATATCTTTAACAAGTATTCAAAAGAAGAGATTGATAAAGCTAATTCATACATCGATCATGACCGTGACTATCTATTCACTTACGCGGGTTTACGTCAAGTCGTTGATAAGTATCTCGTGCAAGATAGAAGCGGTGGTGGAGTATATGAAACTCCCCAGTTTATGTACATGATGATTGCTCTGACTATTTTTGCAGAGTATCCAAAAGAAACCAGAATGTCATATGTCAAGAGGTATTATGACGCAATCTCCAAGCACAAAATCAACATTCCTACGCCAATCATGGCAGGAGTTAGAACCCCACTTCGCCAATTTGCAAGTTGCGTTCTTGTTGATGTTGATGACACCCTTGATAGTATCTTCAGCTCTGATATGGCAATTGGTCGCTATGTTGCACAAAGAGCAGGAATTGGTATCAATGCAGGCCGAATCCGTGGCATCAACAGTAAAATCCGAGGCGGTGAAGTTCAGCACACAGGTGTTGTTCCTTTTCTCAAAAAGTTTGAATCAACTGTCCGATGCTGCACTCAAAATGGCATCCGAGGTGGATCAGCAACTGTCCACTTCCCAATCTGGCACCAAGAAATAGAAGATATTCTTGTTCTTAAAAATAACAAAGGAACGGAGGATAACCGTGTTCGCAAACTTGACTACAGCATTCAAATTAGCAAACTCTTCTATGAGAGGTTCATTCAGGATGGTGAGATCTCGCTTTTCTCCCCTCATGATGTACCTGGACTTTATGATAGCTTTGGACTCCCTGGCTTTGATGAACTCTACTGTTCATATGAAAAAGATCCGACCATTAAGAAAAAAACTATTAAAGCACAGGAACTCATTCTTAATCTCCTTAAAGAACGTGCGGAAACGGGTCGTATCTACATTATGAATATTGACCATTGCAATTCACATTCTTCATTTAAAGATAAAGTGAATATGAGCAATCTCTGTCAAGAGATTACTTTACCTACGGATCCAATTCAGCATATTGATGATTCTATGGGAGAAATTGCACTTTGTATTCTCTCTGCTATTAATGTTGGTAAAGTGAAGTCTGATGAAGAACTTGAGGAACTTTGTGACCTTTCAGTTCGTGGTTTGGATGAATTGATTGACTACCAAAAATACCCCGTAGTGGCGGCAGAAATCGCCACCAAGGCGCGTCGTTCCCTTGGTATAGGATTTATCGGTCTTGCTCACTATTTGGCAAAACTTGGGTTTGATTATGATTCTCAAGAAGCATGGGATGCAGTTCATGGTCTTTCTGAATCTTTCCAGTATTATCTTCTGAAAGCATCAAATCAACTTGCTAAAGAGAAGGGTTATTGTGAATACTTTGGTCGAACTAAGTATGCCGATGGTATTCTTCCGATTGATACTTACAAAAAAGACGTAGACGAAATTTCATCCATTTCTTATCAGCATGATTGGGAAGCACTTAGAGCATCAATCTTGGAGTACGGTCTCAGGCACTCAACACTGTCCGCACAGATGCCTTCGGAGAGCAGTTCCGTTGTGTCAAATGCAACCAACGGAATCGAACCTCCTCGCGGATACTTGTCCGTTAAGAAATCGAAGAAGGGACCACTCAAGCAGATTGTTCCTCAATATCACTCTCTCAAGAACAACTATACGCTTCTTTGGGATATGCCTAGTAATAATGGTTATATTAATGTTGTTGCAGTAATGCAAAAGTTTTTTGATCAGGCAATCTCTGGTAATTGGTCTTATAATCCAGAAAATTATTCTGACAATGAAGTTCCAACTTCGATAATGGCACAAGATTTTCTGATGACTTATAAGTATGGTTGGAAAACAAGTTATTATCAAAATACTTACGATATTAAAACTGATGAGGTAGTTGAAGAATCCAAATCTGAGTTACAAAATCTTCTGGATGATATTATGGAATCTATTGAGGAAGATTGTGAAAGTTGTAAAATTTAAGTCTATTAAATAATTTACGTGAGAGAAGGAGTTATGGAATTTAAAATTTCATCTACAGGGGCACAAACGAATGTCAAAGGAATGACCGTATTCAATACAGATAAAGTGGATACCAAAAAGCAACCAATGTTTTTTGGAAAACCACTTGGAGTTCAGAGATATGATTCATACAAATATCCAGTATTTGATAAACTAACTACTCAGCAACTTGGATACTTCTGGAGACCTGAAGAGGTGTCTCTCCAGAAGGATCGTGGAGATTATCAAACACTTCGACCAGAACAGAAGCATATCTACACTTCTAATCTGAAGTATCAGATTATGTTAGATTCTATTCAAGGTCGTGGTCCTGGGATGGCATTTATTCCATATTGCTCTATTCCCGAATTAGAAGCATGTATGGAGGTGTGGGGATTTATGGAGATGATTCATAGTCGCTCATACAATTATATTATTAAAAATGTCTATTCAGACCCCAGTGAGGTGTTTGATACTATTATTAAAGATGAACGCATTCTAGAACGTGCTAAGAGCGTTACAGAGTCATATGATGACTTCATTCAATCAGCTCAATATTATGGTGCTACCGATCAATGGATGCATCAAATTGAAGGAGTTACATACGCAAAGGAATCTCTTAATGACGTTAAAAGAAAACTCTATAGAGCAATCGCAAACGTTAATATTCTTGAAGGTATTCGCTTTTACGTTAGTTTTGCTTGTTCTTTCGCTTTCGGTGAACTTAAGCTTATGGAAGGATCGGCTAAAATTATTTCTCTCATTGCAAGGGACGAAAATCAACACCTAGCAATCACGCAGAATATTTTGAATAAGTGGCGTGATGGTGATGACCCAGAGATGAAACAGATTATGAAAGAAGAAGAAGAATGGACATACAAAATGTTTGATCGTGCTGTAAATGAAGAAAAACGATGGGCAGATTATCTGTTCAAAGATGGAAGCATGATTGGACTCAATGACAAACTTCTTCAGCAATATGTTGAATGGATTGCAAATAGAAGACTTAAGGCAATCGGACTTAAACCACAGTATGATATTTCAGCAAACAACAACCCACTTCCTTGGACTCAGCACTGGATCTCTTCTAAGGGTCTCCAGGTGGCACCACAGGAAACGGAAGTTGAATCTTATGTTGTTGGTGGGATTAGACAAGATGTGAAAAAGGACACTTTTAGTGGATTTAAACTTTGATATTTTGGGGAGGATTGACCTCCCCTTTTTTTATAAATAAAAGTAAAAGTATAAGATTAAAATGTCCGATATTTTAAAGATTTACGAAGCATATCATCAAGTTTATGCTCCACAAGAAGTTGATGAAGCAACTGCGATGGCAAAGCGTGGTCATGATGAAACTGCAATTCGTCAAAAGATTGCTAAATCAACTGGTGGTGGAGAAGCAGCAGACAGAGCGACTTCACTTGAGAATAAACCAACTTATGGTGATGCCAAGAAGGCAAAAGCAAGACAAGAACTTGCTAGAAAGCAGAGAGGCGATTTCCGTAAGACCACTTCATCATCCCCTGGACTTCATGGATATGCCCATAAGTCTGATGATGCTGGAGTAAAGGCAAAACAGGCAGCAAGAGGTGCTCAAAGAGGTGCTCTAACTCCTGCTGAGAAGAAGCAACTTAATAGAGAAGAGTTTGATATCTTTGATACTGTTTTAGAATTTCTTTGTGTAGAAGGATATGCAGAAACTCTAGAGGAAGCAGAGTGGATTATGGCAAATGAATTGAGTGTTGAAGATATTGGTGACATTGTGGAAGCGCAATTAAAGTATGGTGGAGACAATTCTCCATTTAAGAGCAGAGAAGATTTCTTAGCTGCTGTAGAGGCAAATAGAAAAAAAGAGGCAAAAAAACCTAAAGAACAAAGAAAGGCAGAACTTGATGCCTACATTAAAAGACAAAAAGAAAATAAGTAATAAATAAAAGGAATATTGCTATAACCCACCTAATTTAACGTTAGGTGGGTTTAATAATTTAAGATAGTATCATTTTTTGGTGGAAAATTTTTTATGCCTAAAAATCAATTAGTTAAAGAAGAACTGAAAGTTCGTGTTTTAAAATTAAAAGATAAACTTTATAAGGAACATATTCGTCCAGAAATGGACATGAAAGGGATTGCTCATAAATATCTGAACGAAGTTCTTGATATAATTGATGAGTATAGATATTGACTATGAAAATCCTTGGACCTACAATGGAAAATTATTTGGTTCAAGTGATATTCAAGATTATTTTGGTTTTGTATATCATATACATTGTAATAAAACTAATAGGGAATATATTGGTAGAAAATATTTCTGGAGTTTCCGCACACCAAAGGGAAAATCTAGAAAGGTTAAGGCAGAATCTGACTGGAAGTGCTATTATGGATCGTGCCCAGAACTCAAAGAGGATGTAATAAAATATGGTAAGGAGAATTTTACGCGCACTATTCTTTCATTACATAAAACAAAGGGAAAAACAAACTTTGAAGAGACAAGACAACTCTTCTTCCACAATGTCCTCACAGAAGGGCTTGACGACGGAACCCCAAGGTACTACAATAGCAACATCCTCAACAGGTACTTCCGAAAAAATTATTATGGAAACTGCGATTGAACCAGTAGTCCAAATTAGAGATTGGTCTATTGATAGGATTCATTATCTTGCAGATACTGGAAATATTGAACAGCAATTAAATGCTGTTGCAATTGCAGAAGAATTTGACGAATGGATCAATCTTCCTGAGGGAGATAATGAATTGGATTATCTTTGTCTTGAAAGAGAAGAAGGATTTGGTGATCAAGAAATTGATGTTCGGTAATCCAACCAATTGACAAATTCTAAATATTAACATATTATGTTAGAACCCACCCAAATGGTGGGTTTTTCGTTATTAGTCCTTGAGTGACATTTAGAGCCTAGGAGATTGCCCTCTGAGAAGAGGGAAGTGCGCTTTCTCTATTAGGATGTAGAGTTCTATTAATTTTAATGCTTAACTTCTTTACTGTAGCCCTGCCCCTTCTGGCATCGGTTACAACCAATATGGCAACACTGCCTGTATTTCCTCCTTTGACGACACCTCCAGTGCCGTT